ACGCATCAAATCTTGGATCGTCATTATAGTCTGCTGCGAGGTCTGGGCCATAGCTGATTTGATCTTCTGATCTACTTCGGCACCAGATCCGCGAGCGTCCACGTTGTTAATTACAGTCACGCCCCCGCCCATCTTCTTATTGGGCACGATAGAGCCAGACTGATTGGGCACGAACATCTCAGGCCCACGCTCTCCAACCATGTAAGGCTGACCAGACTGGACAGGGCCACCGATAGCTTTGCCGGTTAGACTCTTGCCAAACGACAAGAAGCCGCCAGTAATCTTGTCGATAACGAACAGTTGGATGGCTTGCGTGATTAAACTTGCCGCCATTTGCTTGAATGCGTCTTTGACAGACGTTGTGCCTTTGACAACGCCCATCAGTCCGTCAGACATATTCTTCATTGTTGTATTCGCCATCTTATCCATCTGCTCTTGAACAGTTGGCAGATTCTCGTGCAACTTGGTAAAGCTGTCGTTTAGACGATCAACGAAGTTTGGTGCTGATATATCAACGCCGCCTGCTCCAGTGGCTGCTTCAGTGACCTCTGCGATTGACTCTGCCGCCTTTCTGTTGGCAACGATGAATGCTTCCATGCTAGTGGATAGCTCCAAGCCGGGATTGCTTGCTTTCAGAACTTCCAGCTCTGTACTTAAAGCAGCGATGTCTTGAGGCAGATTACCCATAATTTGGGACGCACTCTCAGATATGAGAGGCATACCAAGGAAAGCGGCGATCTTGTTGTATATGTCGATGAACGCCTGCAATGGTGGAATCAATTTGCTACCAATGGCGTTTGCCATCTGCATCACGGCAAGTTGTGTTGTCTTAAACGCGATCTCCACGCCATGCATAATGTTGCGAACAACACCAAAGGCTTTGACCACTGCCCCCGCGACTCTTTGCCCTATGTTGCCAAAATCTGAGGAGTCCAACGAAGCCTGCCTGAACGCATCAGCCACAAATGTGATGATCGGCGCAAAGGCTACAGATAGTTGATTGGTCAGGCCGGTGAATACAGCTTGAAGCCTTGTGATGGCATCGTTGGCAGCTTCCATTTGCGCTGTGTCAGTGCGAGAGAGCGTCACACCGAAGTGCTCGGCTTCTGCTGTCATGGCTTTCAGTGCTTCAGAGCCACCGCCAAGAGTGTTGACCAGAGCCACACCCTCACTGTCAAACAGCTTCATGGCTATACGGACTTTGTCAGCCTGACTGTCCAAGCCTTGCATGGCATCAGCCACGACATTCATCTGTTCGTCTAACGGCAAGCGGGTGAGAGTCTCGGCATCAATACCAAGCTCACGGAGTGCGCCCTTAGCCTCTCCAGTGCCCTTAGCGGCCTCTGCTGCGCGTCTGGTGAAACGCTGCATTGCCATGTCCATCGTGCCTGTAGACACGCCTGTAAGCTCTGCTGCGTGCCTTAAACCGGCCAACGCTTCGGTGGTGACACCTAGCTTGTCAGCGGTCTTGGCTAACTGATCCCCCGCGTCGATTGATGACTTGATTAAAGCGCCGAAACCACCAGCGCCAACCGCGCCGATTATGGCGGTCTTCAGGTTTAAGACCTTACCAGCGAGGCTCTTGAGTCCGGCGGTAGCCTTTCCAAAACCGCTCTTGGTTTTGTCCAGAGCCTTAATGACAATCTGAACTGTCTGGTTAGCCATCTTCTTGCCTCTCGCCCATTATCTTGTAGTAGGCGAGCCATTCGTTGAACTCTGACAACGACATCTGCTCGGCCTCTGCGATGCTCATATGTAACCGATCAGCCAAAGCAACTAGGTTGAACCTTAACTGATCGGACTTTAGTTTTTTTCCTGATCCTCGACAGACTCGATCTGGGCAAACATCTGTTCAGCAATGCTGGATATTACGCCCGTCTCCTCGCCCATCAGATCCGTTCTGTCTTCTGCAGACGTAAACAGTCGGTTGCCATCTTCGTCACTGGCTTTCATAACGATGAGGTCGATCATTGCCGCCATCGTCGTGTTTTCCATAAACTTAGGGTGCTTCTTCTGCAACTGATTGATGTCGTAGCAGGTAATCGGAAAGCAGAACATGGCAAAGGGCTGTCCATCAGGATCAGCCCATGCCTCGACCTCTATCCGTCTCGCATTCAATTGTCTTCTATTTCGTAATTCTTTAGCTAAACCCATTGTGGGATTCCTCTATGCAGTTGCTTCGGTAACAGCTCCTGAGACTTGTAGCTCAAAGCTGCCCTCTACCATACCATCAAAGGACGCTGTAATTTCTTTGCTCGTCAGGATTCCACCACCACTGTAATACTTCTCACCAGTGCCAGTTCCCGTTGGGTACAGTTCCCAATCAAGTGCTGCGCCAGAGTCCATTACCAGTTGGACTGCGTCAGCATCGTCCCAGTAAACGTCCATCGAGAGAGTGGCAGAAGTGAGAGAGGACAAGTATGTGCGAGCGGTATCGCCCATCACACTGTCTTCTATCGTGTCTGCTGATTCCGAGAGCGTGAAGCTGCGGACTTCACCCATAGCAGCGACACTGCCGCCACTTACCGCCAATTTGACTACGCCGCTTGAGCCTTTAGTCGTTGCCATGATTAAACCCCTTTAGGTTGTTCCACGAGTGTACTGGTACTCAATGCGTACCGTTAAAATCACCCCACCGATGGGGGTAATACTTCCGTCGTCGGTTTCCACGCTGACAATCTGTGTGTCAATTGCGTGTCCGCCGCGTGATCTGTCTTCGTCCAGTTTTTCTTCGATAGACTCGACGATGTTATTCCTAGCTTGATCCAAGCCTGTGCCCTTCACATAGCACACAAGCTGGTAGTCAATAGTGCCAAACCGCTGGGTCATGCTCCCACCCACGGTTCCGTCTTCCCTGTTCTCGTTTGTTGTTCTGACCAACACCGCTGGATATTGCGCGTTGCTTAACTTGTCAAAATCAAACGGTTCGCGGGTCACGAACTTGATGTCTGTTGGCGTGGTCACTGCCTGCAGCGAGGTCACCAGATTTCCTGCAATGCTCTCTCTCACGCTCATAGCTTTAACTGTTTCCTGAATACGTCAGCCAGACGCTTTTCTTCTTTGTCGTTAAACCCAAAGAACGGCCTGCTCTGATTGTTGAACGCTGCTTTCTTGGCTTGTGTCGCGTTGTCAAAGTACAGCATGGCCTCGTTTGAGCTTGTCACTTTGGCCTGCATAGACCGCAACATGTCGCCTTCGTTCTCAAGGTCTACTGGTGTCGTCGGATACCCAGCAGCCTCTAGCCATGTCAGGTATTTCTCTGGGTAGGGCGCAAACGCGCCGTTGATGCCCATGCCATCCGCAGTGCGCTTGTCAATGATCTCTTTGCCTTTCAATGCCGCAGCCGCTATACCCTTGGTAACACCACGCTTCACATCACGCCGCTGCGCCCTTGTGATCTTGGTGAAGTCTTTAGGAAAGGTTTTGACATCAATCTTTAGGCTCATCGCGTTAGCCGCCCATAGGACACAATGCCGCGCTCGTCGTCTTCGATGGTGCCGCTGTTGTCATCGTCGTACTCGACACCGTCAGCGAATACAGCAACCAACTCCTCGTTGTATCGCTGCTGGTAGAACGTGATCATGTTCAGGAATCGGTCATCTTGTACCCAGTTTGTAAGCTGGGGGAGGGCGTACTTCCACAACACCAGATAGGCGTTGCAGCGAGTCCACTGGGAATCTGTCAAATAGGCGGGGTTCATTTCCCCTGCGATCTGCTTTTTGTACCACCACTCATTGCGGATAGTACGAGTCAGATCGGTCTGCGCTTTCGCGTGTTCAGTTGCGAATGATGTGATGCCAAAGTCCAAGATGTCGGGGACAAGGGCTACCAGATCGGAGTCTTGAGAAAATGCCATTACCACTTCACCTTGTCAGCCCAATACGCGGCTGATGCTGTTTTGTCTTTGCGCCCTGCTGCTATCTGCTTGGCGAATCGGGCCTTGAACGATCTACGCTTGGCCTTGTCTGCCTCACTCTCACCCTTTCTCGGTGGCTTGTTGTCCGCACCCTGCAATCCAAAACGGATCAGACGAACCTTGTCGCCTTCTTTAGCCAATACTGCGTGGCTCTTGTCTGGATGCTTGGGTGTTCGCTTGGGCTTGTTGTAGCCCTCGAACCGTTCACCACGGTATGTGATAGCCAATAGAACCTCCAAAAAGGGATAGCCCCACCCCAAGGAGAGATAGGGGCAGGGCCATCCAAACGCTTTAGATAGAAGCGTCGAACAACATTTCACAACCGTATGTGTCATCAAGCTCGCCCACACCATAGATGGCGGTAGCGTTAAGCTCGAAGGCACGCAGGGATGCGTCACGTTGTGCTTCGATCTGGAAGTCGCGCTTCATGGCGATAGCCAAGGCTTCGCGTGAGAACACAGCGCCTTTCGCGTCACCAGAACCGTCTACAGTCACATTGGATGACTCGTAGATGTCGATTCCAGCGATGGTGCCAACGTAAGCGTTAACCATAGCCGTATTCTGCGCGTCACCACCGTTGGGGTTAGCGAAGGTATTGGTTAGGTTGGCTTTCAGTTGGTACGCTTGGAAAGGGTTCACAACAGCAAAGATGTCGCCCTGTGCCTTGTTGTTACGCAAGGTAGCAGCAGCCTTGAACAGATCAGCAACTGTGATCTCTTGTGCAGCAGCGCCAAAGGCAGTGCTGAAACCGTCGAACAATGCGATCAGGTCAGCGTCCATCTTGGTAGCGATAGCGTTACCCAGTACCGTTCCCAGTTCTTCAGCAGGGTTGCCAGCACCCATAGCAGCCAAGTCAGTCAATACTACCTGCGCGCCAACTTCACCAACGGTGATGTCAACAGAGGAAGTAGAAACAGTCGTGCTGGTCAGGTCTGTGCCTTCGGTAAGGTCAGCGGCAGTGATCGCAGGGTACTTAGGCACCTGAATCGTCTTGCCAGCTTCGTCGCCAATGTTGTACTGCGTGACCAATCCCATCATCAGGGATTCTTCTTCAGCAGTGAATCGTGCCTGAGCGATGATGTTCGCAAACAGGTCGTCAAGGGTTGTGCTAGTTGTAGCAGCCATAATCGTAGTCCTATATCAAATGTGGTTTATTTGGCTTTCTTCTTTAACGCATGAAAGGCTTCTCGCCCTCCGTCGTTCCAGTTTTCAACCATGTCAGCCACAGATATAGGCTTCTGCGTGGAGCCACCAGCCATCCCCTGCGTGCCAGCGCCACCTTGGGAGGCTCTGACGAAATGCGGGTTAGCCGTAAGAAAGTCACCCACCAACTCATCAACTGAGAGGGGGTCGGCTTTGTCGTTGTATCTGACCGTTCCGTTATCGTCTAAGACTTCAACCGAACCATCGTCCGAGAGTTTTACACGATTTCGTAGCAGTTGCGATACCTGCTCAGAATCCACAGCGTTGTGCCTGCTTGCTGCCGTCAGTAACGCACCGTCTATCTTGGTGGTTTCCAACGCCATCCGCATGGCGGCAATCTCCAGATCCTTCTTTTCGACAGTCTGCTTTAGTACCGACTCGAACTCGCCTTTTTCCTTTTGGCGTTCTATGTTCGCCTGTTCACGCTCAAGCATGATCTGGCGAGCTTCGTTGATGTCGATGCCTTCTAGCTGTTTGTCGTGCTTACGTTTCTCCCTAGCGACTCTATCCGCAACGATGCGGTCTAGCTCCTCTTGGGTAAACGTCTTGCTTTCCTGAACTTCCGTATCTTGCACTGGTTCAGTGTCAGTGCTTTCAACCATGACTTCATCGCTCATGTGCGAACCTCTTTCGAGTGGGGGGGATTATACCAGCTTCACAGGATTGTCAATAGCTGGATGGTGAAAACTGGATATCCATACTATGGATCTCCAATCTATTTTTTAGCCTTCTTCTTTCGGTTCATCGGCTTCTTTTTCTTCGTCTTGTTGTGTCCGTAATGGCTCGGCATCTTTTTTCTTCCTCGTCTTTTTGGGTAGTGGCAGCAGTACGCTCACGATTCCATATAGATCATCAAATTCCAGCTTCTCGTCTTCTGGTGCAGCCGCTGCCAATGGCTCTAGCAGTTCACGAATAGCGGGTGGTATTGGTCGTCTAGCGACCAGATTCTTGGCTCGGTCTAATTCTTTGGACATGGTTATTCCTCGACTATTGGTATCCAGCGATGACGGCAGTTGTAACCCCCTCGCACTATGAATGGATCGCCCGGACTCTTGCCTGCCCAGCTTCCCTGCCATATCTCCGCGATCTCGTCACGGGTGTATGTCTTGTTGACGTGCGTTTCGCAGAAGTCTCGCGTATCGCGTATCACGTTGCCCCGATACCTGAATTCCTCTACTCCCGCCTCGTTTGCGATGTTAATCGTGAGCGAAGCCGAGAACTGATTGATTGAATCCGTTGCGTAAGTTGTCGCATAACGCCGAAGGTTATTACCAAGGCGATCTGAGTTGTAAACGCTATGGAGTCGATCAACCGCTGCCTGTTGCGTGGCTCCAGTTGTTGTCTTAGCCACCTCCACCAGTTCTTCAATCTCTGCCTGATCGCTTGCTTGATAGATTCCATTGATTCGCCCCCTGACCTCTGAAATGAAGTCCTGTTTCGACCTACCAGACAAGGTTGCCTGATAGACACCGTTTGCCAAGGCATCCAGTTGTGACTGCGCCAAAGCCTCAAAGCCTTGGAATGACAGCCTCTGAAGCCCTGCAATGACCTCTGGCTGGACTTTTGCGAAGTTCCCATAAGTACCTAGCATCTCCTGCAAATCGTCTGAGAGGCCTCTGTAGTCGCCCAGAACGGTCTGTACGCTTGACAGATAATCCTCTTCCAGTATGCGGCGCATCTCAGAGCGAGCGTTTACCGCCCACTCCAAGTCAAATAGCTTGCCTGCGCTGTCCGGTGCCGACTGTATAAGGTCGGCCATATCCCGCTCGGTTAGGTCGAAAGCGTTGGACAAGAACTCCTTGTGCCGATCTTCCATAGCCTCTTGGATATTTTCATAGACGTCATCTGCCGCCATTACTGACTAGGCTCTTGACCGACTGGGGCGAACAGTTCATCGCCGCCATCTACTGGCTCCAGACCGATCTTCTCGCGCACTTCGTTGGGGCTTACCGCTCCGCTGTCGATGTGGTACGAGTAGATCTGTGTCTTCTCGTTGAAGTCACCGAGAGCTTGTGTCGCTTGGTCGATCTCGACGTGAGACTTCGCCAGCTTGTCATCATCCAGCACAAGGTCTGCGATCTGCTTGTCGATCTCTTGCATCAACGTAACCGAGCGCACACCGCTGGATCGCATCTGCTGCAAGAACATCAGCTCTTTGTCATAGTCGCGGATATCGAAGCTGTCGGGATAGAACACCTCCACGTCTGGCGTTACGTCTAGCCAGTTGCAGAAGTATGTCCACAAGTGTTCTTCGGCTAGTTCCAGCAGATCGGCCTTCTCTGACAGCTTGGCGTTAAGCATCTGGAACTCGGTCTGCATGGCAATGCCTGACATCGTCTTGGCATCTGTTCCTCGTACAGCGCCCATCTGGGCCATACGGTTGATGGCTTCCACCTTGTCCTTGATGGACTCACGAATGCTGCCGATGTTCTGTCCTGAAGGCTGCAACAGGTACGGCTGCACTGAATTGTCCATGTCATCAGGTACGTTGATGACTG